ATTCTGTAGCAAATTTGCCGTTAACAATAGGTGAAAGGTTTCTTAAAATGTATCTAGGGTCTTGATTAACAATTGTTTCTGAAACAAGGTCACTGATTCCACGCCAATCAAGGTTACCAATGGTGCTTGAGTAACCATTTGGTTGAGTTGGACCTTCTTTTATTAAGAAAGTTCTACCGTTTTCTACTCTAATTTTACCAAGATTAGTTGATGTTGGTACAAAATCTGAGGCAACTTCAATCTTATTAGAAATAGAACCAATAAACTTTTGGTCAAGAATAGTATTTATAAGACCTACACCTTTAGGTGTAGCACCTAGACCTGATGCTGTTAAAACATCTGTCATTACACCACGTAATAAAGCAATACGCTCTGCTTGATTAGAGTCAATAAACTTTTGTGTTAAAGCACCAGCAAGATTCTTAGGTAAAACAATTCTAGATAATTCGTTAAAGGTTGTTGAGGATTCTAAAACCATATCGTCAGTAACATAGATTGGCTTATCTAATGGGTGACGTGAGGCAAACCTAGAGATTCTACCCTTAATTGTGTTTAATGCTTTTTCTGCTTCAATGAAAGCAGGGTTATTTTCACGTAAACCTTTTAACACTTGTGCTGCTTGGGTTATATCTTCACCAGTTTGAATATAACCTTTAGATATTTCACTTAAAGCAATATCGGTTTTTGCAGCAGATGCTGGTGTATTAAAGATTGAGTTAACCATTGAACGTGCTGTGCGATTAACAATAGATATACGGTTAGCAGTTGCTATCTGGTTACTGCGATAGTACTGCATTGAATCAGTTCTACCATTAATTAATTTACTAGCATGCTCATAACTTGAAAAGAAACTTTTAGCAGTTTCAGCGTCTTTAACTCCGCCTTTAACTAACTCATCAAGGATTGCTGGATTATTATACTCTGGAAACTTTAAGGCAATCTCGTCACGAATGTTTGCTTTTTCAGCGTTAGATGTTGCACGACCAAGGTCATCTAATAGTGGACCAATATTGTTCCAGTATCTTACAACTTGTTTACCAAGTCTTTTATTTTCAAATACTGCTTTAACACCTAAAGCACCGCCACCTGTTTCGTCATAAATCTTTGCTAACTTAGCACCTGCTTTTAATGCAGGACCAAAGCCTAGAGTGGCATATGTTAATGGGTCAGCAAGTATTTGGTAGGTTGCATCAAAGATACCTGATACTCGGTCAAATGATTTTTCAGCATTGGTTTGCATACCTGGTGTTGGCGCACCATATATACTACGTGCAATATCACGACCAACAGATGCTTGTGTTCTTTTATAGTCTGAAATAATATCTTGAAACTGTGTAGGATTTTCTGACATAAAGTTTAAAGCAAATTCTAACTCAGGGTCTATCCCACCATGGTCTTCAATTATTTCACCAGGTGTCATACCTGAAACAATGCCTTTGGCTAAAACACTAATGCCTTGACCGTATGATTCATCTAAAACAGTTGTTGCACCTTTGTCAAATATTTTGGTGCCGTCCCAATCGTCACGCCAAATTTTCCAAAGATTAGAAGTGTCATCACCTTGTCCTCTTGCTTTAACAGCAAGATAAGGTAAAGAAATTGCACGGCTGTAGGTTTCTAATGCTTTGAACCCTGCCTTGAATGGGCTTTGTGCTAACTTTAAAGCATCAGCAATAAGGTCCCCAGCAGTCCAATCTTTTGGACGAGCCATATAATTTGCTTGAAAATTATCGGTAAGCATCTGTTGAATAACTGGGTCAAGTTTGTTGTAAGTATCAAATGCTACTTTGTCATCTTTGATGTCAAGTAGTTCACGATGTTTTGTGTATAACTTATCCCAAGTTCTAATTTGTTTTAAGTCAGTGTTTTGTAAACCTGCTTTGTATCCAGCAACAGCAAGTTCAGGATTAGTAACAGGTACTAATTCGTTCCATGAAGTTGCCACTAATTACCTCTGTCAAGTAAGAAATTATAGATTGCGGATATTTCGCCTGTTTCGTCAAAAGGTATTAATTCCTCAACAACAGATTTTAATGTTCTTTGTTGTGGGCGAGGCAGGTTTAAAATATCACTTCCTGGACCTGCGCCAAAATCAACACCTGCAGTTAATGGTTCATTAGGTCTTTGAGTTACTGCTGTTAAAGGAGTAACAGGTCTTGCTGAAGCAAGTGCTTGCATAGCACCCATTGATGGTTGAGGTGCTTGAGGTGCTTGACCCATCATTGATGCGCCTTGTTGAAGACCCATAAGTTCTTGACCTTCACCGTATGTGCCACCAGACATATATCTAACTGGTTGTTGGGAAGGATTCAAATCTGTTCTTCTAGAATTTCTGCCTACACCTGATACTTGTTCAGCCATTTATTGACCTGCCATTTGTGCCATCAGTGCAGCAATATCCATAGGGGCTCCAGCAGGACTACCAGCGGGAGCACTAGGAGGGGACGGTTGTGCTGCAACCTGCTGTGAAGGAAGGGTAGCCTCTGCTGGAGTAGGTTGTTCTAACTCTTCGGGTTTGAATGCTTCTTTAACGGCATTTTCAATTGCTATACCATCACGACGTTTTTCAATAATGTCAGCAAATTTTCCTAAGAGAGATGAAACATCTTGTCCTGTTGCAATCATTTCAGGGATTGCACCAGCAGCAGCGTTAACTGCACGATTTAAATTATCGCGCATCTTTTGTATATCAATACGTTCTTGTTCTTTGGAAACATTAACTGACCATGGTAGTTCACTCATAACAAATTCACGTGATACTAAATCACCACCGAGTGCTTGTAGTGAGAATATTAATGCACGAGATGGGTCAAGTCCTGCCATCAAACCGTAACGAACTTCTACAGTGTAATCACCTTTAATGTCTTTAGCAGGATTGTATTTGAGTTCGTATGGTGCACCGTCGTTTAAACCACGAACATTTTTTTCAAATGGGAAAATCTTTTCATCAGCACGTAAACAAAGAGAAATAACATCTTCAAATGTTTGTGCAAGTACTTGTTGTCCTGCTTTAATTTGTGAATCAAAAGCACCAAGTAACGCCTGGACGCCTTGACCAGTAATGATGCTGGCATCAATATTGCCTGTGCGACCTTCTGGATAACGTGCGCCCAAACGCATTTCCTGTTGCAACACTGCTTGTTCAGTGAATGCTGTGTTTGGTAAATCTAAACCGACTCTTCTAATTAGTTGAGGATTTTGACTTCTCAAAACTGCGTCGGGACCAAATGCTAATTCTTGAACATCGTTAGGCAGTGCCAACGGAGCCTGAACAGATTTCTCTGCTGCTTCTAATGCTAGTAAAGAAAAACGTGCACGAGCAAGTTGTACCCATACCACATCATCAAACTGTCCACGTGGTTCTTCGTCAATACTTGGGCGACGTGCAACACGCACCATAATCTCACCAAGAGGATTAGGTGTTTGTTTTAAAACAAGATTAGTTCTTTCAGGAAGATATAAAAGGATTTGGTCGTCATCTTCATAACGAACCATTTCAAGTAATGAATACATATCAGTCATATCACGACCCATAGGTCCAATGATTTGATTTTCGTATTCAGGAAACTCTGCAACTAACTCAGCAATAGTTTTAACATACCTACGTGCATAAGAAGTTATACGACCAAAACGGTCAAACTCTGGGTAAGCACCCAGAGGGTTATCGACACGGATGCGGGGCTGATTATCTTTAACATCTAATTCTATAACGATTGGCAAAAAGCCATATGTAAGAAACCAATCAGCCCCTGTATACATCTGTGTCTGCAAGCGTGAAGATTGAACATAGTAGTTCGCTATCATGCTGCGTTTCTCTGCCTGTGCTTTAGCACGGTCAGAAGTTGTGTTAACGGTACTGCAATTAATAGAAGGTAAAGGCGCAAGCACCTCTGCTAAATCGCGTGCAGCAACATCAATGAAGTTAGCAATCATTGGTGAAGGCATACCTTCAGGGAAAAAGTCAGGGTAAACGTTTGAGATTTCGCCACGACGTACAGACAAAACATTTGCCATACGCACATCACGACCCTGGCTGCGACGTTTTAACGCCTCAACCTTATCTGCTATCTGTTGCACATCAAGTGCCATTCAAACTCCTATAAGTATGCTTCAGCGTATTGCGCTGCAGCAAGGTCATCTAGATTTACTGTTCCTCTATTACGTATACCAGCCTTAGTTGCATATCTGTTATACGTATGTGATTGAGCAAACCCAGATTGTTGGATTAACTCTTTAACTCTAATTTCACAAAACCATAAAGCCATCACACAATCAGTTGCTTGTGATTTTTTTACACCTGGAGACCAGGTAAGTAATTGATTTACTAAAGCCTTAACATGCTCATTTCCTTCAGAAGAAGGAAGTTCAATTAAATTATCGTCTTGATGTTTACCATCACGTTCACTACCAAACAGGGCAGCCATAGATGCTACACCAAAATCAACATCCCATTTGTTTTTACCAGTAAAATGAGAACGGAACTGAATCCCTCTATTTGTTAACCACTGGTTTAATTCTTCATCTAACGCATACGCTTTCTGGTGTGCGTTAATTTCAACACGCATTTCTTGCGGGTGATACTTGTTAACCCAATCTTCCATCAAAGCACGAACCTTTTGAGGACTAGGGTCAACCATATTATAAACATCCAACACATAACGCATATGTGTTCTGCGGTCATAAGCCAACATCACAGCAGCAGTCTTACCAGTCATAGCAGGGTCAATACCCATAATCAGGTAAAAGTCCCCATCTTTAGGATGACCAGGTAATTTATTATTAACAGGACCTGTGCGTCTCATACCATTAGTTGAAGCCTGCACACAAGAAGGTTTAAAAATAGAATCTTCTTGAATATCTTGTTGCTGATAAACCAAAGCCCAAGTACTAGGAGTTACCTCACCTCGCCTACGATACAGGGCTGGACCATCCCACTTAGTATATAAACCATCAGCGTCAGGTTCTTTTTTACTACCTGACTTCAAATCAGTCTTAGCCCACAAAGTAACCCAATCCTTTGGGTCCTCAGCGGTTTCCAAAACTGCTGGCATAGAAAAATAAGTGAAAGGAGATTTACCATTAGACCAATGCTTAGGGTTACGAATCTCCCTATACAAATCTGTAGCAGAAAACCTAGTACCAACAATCAACAAAACACCCTCGTCGTCAAGACGAGTAACAACTTCTTTCTGAATCCACTCTAACTGTTTAGCCCACTCATGGGCATTAGCACCAGTTACACAGTCATCAAGAATAATAAGACTAGCGCGAGCACCATACACTTGACCACCAATACCAAGAGCCTGAACCGTTGGGTCCTTCTCAGTAGAAGTACGAGACAACGTAATAGCGTTGGCTTTCCAAGAATCAGCATCCTCACGCCACCCACCAGGAGGAGCATAGGTTGCCTGCATCTTAGCCCACATAGGATTAGTTAAACGTTGCTTAATAGAATAAACAAACTCCTGAGCCTTAGTCAGGGTTTTGGAAATAACAATAATACGAGTATTGTCAGGGTCCATACAAATCTTGTAAGTAGAATAATTAACGGTAATCGTAGTTGACTTAGCATGCTCAGGGGGAACATTAATTAATAATCTTGTAGGGTCAGCAGGTTCATAAACCATACTAGGATGCAACCAAGAAGGGTCGCGCCCCTCCAACACATCAACCCAATTTTGCTGGTGAGGGAAGATAGAACTATTTAAAAATTTTTTAGAAAACTCAGAAAACTCAATCTGATACTTATCACCAGATAAATCCTTAGAAGCCCCAGACTCCTTGGCTTCCTCAAGTTTGCGGGCAAACCCAGGGTCACGAGACATCCATTGGCGTAGGGTAACAGGTTGACGCCCCACAAGCCCAATAGCCTGCTGAACCCCCACACCCTCAGAAACATACTGAAGGAATAATCTCTTAGCCTCCACAGAATCCATAGCGTTCTGGTGTTCCTTACCCTTATGGAACCCCATACCTACACCTATCCGTAACTCTAGAATACTACACTCTGTAACAGTACAGAACAGTATATTTAAAGCCCTTAAAGGCTTTAAATATCTGTTTACAGTTACAGATGAGGGGATAGTATTTATCCCCTCATATATATACTAATCCGTCCAAAATACAAAAACGGACAACAATTAACCAAATCGTTATAAAACAAACCAAAAAACAGCAAAAACAGACTGTGTCACCGTAACAAAAAAACATAGTGGGTGTTTCACACTAGAGTAGTGGTCCAGATTAAACACTCTGGGGTCCGTTGCAGACAGCCTGCGACGTACCTGTGTCACATCTGACCACTCCTGTTTGGGACCTCATT